CAAAGCCAGCGCGAAAAGGTTAAGTCAATAACCTTTAAGAGGGGGAAGCTGACATGGATCTGGATTGAGGAAGCAACAGAACTTCAACCGGAAGACGTTGACATCCTGGATGACCGTCTTCGTGGTGATCTGACCGAAATCAACCCGAATTTATACTATCAGATCACAATGACATTCAACCCGGTAAGCGCTACGCACTGGATCAAAGGTCGTTACTTTGACAAAGAGGATCCGGACGTCTTCACCCATCATTCAACCTATAAGACGAACCGGTTCATTGACCAGGCATATTTCAGGCGTATGGAGCGCAGGAAGATTGAAGATCCGGAAGGGTACCGGGTATATGGCGAAGGTGAATGGGGCGAACTTGGCGGCCTGATCCTTACGAATATCGATATTCATGACTTCCCCACTGGTCCAGAACACTTCGACGCGAAATATCTTGGCCAGGACTTCGGCTTTAACCATGCGAACGCGATCCTGGATGTCGGATGGAAGGACGGCGAAATCTGGATCTGTTCTGAACTGTATGTGTTCGAAAAGGACACGGAAGAAATCATCCAGATGGCCATTGACCGGAATATCAGTAAACGGACCGAAATGTTCTGTGATAGTGCAGAACCTGACAGAATAAAGCGCTGGAAAAGGGCCGGGTTTAGAGCGGTACCGGTCAAAAAAGAACCTGGATCTGTTAAGGCGCAAATTGACTGGCTGAAAAGCCGGAAGATACACATTCATCCGTCATGTGTGAACACCATAAAAGAGATCCAGCAGTGGAAATGGAAGAAGGATCCACAGACCGGCCTTTATATCGATGAACCGGTCGAATTCATGGATGACGCAATGGCCGCGCTTCGTTATTCCATAGAACGGTTAAGACGCGGATCATCAATCGAAGTTTTGAAGTGAGGTGATAAAGGGTGCTATTAAATTGGCTAAAGAAGGATAAAGCAGCAGCTTCCCATGGAAGTACAGGTTCGCTTGCGTCCATGGTCAAAGATCCGGACGGGGTTCCGATGTCTGCGGCCGAAATAGTTGGCGAAGAAATAAAGGAATTCAAGAATTCCGAACAGTACAAGCTGATGGTTATGGCCGAACAGTATTTCAGGAACCGGTCCGACGTCCAGAACAAAACCAATGACGTCAGCAACCGATCGAACACGAAGATCGAACACCCGATCCTGAAAAAGCTGATCGAACAGAAGATCAATTATCTTCTGGCCAATCCCTTCACGGTAAGCACGAAGAATAAAAAGTATGCCGAAGCGCTGAACGAAGTCTTTGACGACACATTCAGGCGCAAGTGGAAGGGTTTTGGAAGGGCGGCCATAAAGTCAGGGATCGGATGGCTGCAGCCTTATTTCAACGAAGAAGGCAAGCTGTGCATGATGAAGATCCCCAGCACGGAATTGATCCCATTATGGAAGGACGCCGAACACACGGCCCTGGATGGCTTCATCCGCTTTTATGATGTGGTTGAATACATCGGCAAGAAGAAAACAACCAGGACAAAGGCCGAATGGTGGGACAGTACCGGCGTTAAATACTTTATATCCACAGATTATGGATTCACTGTGGATAACGACGCGGCCGAAGAAGGAAAAGCCAGTCACTTCATGCTGAATGGCAAGGCGTACAACTGGACAAAGCCGCCGATCATATGGGTGAAGTACAACGACGAAGAATTGCCGCTGTGTTACTTCATCAAAGAACTGATCGATGATATCAACTGGCAGACTTCCGTTACTTCTGATGTGCTGCGCGACGTGGCCAAATTCATTTATGTCCTTAAAAACTACGGTGGCCAGGACCTGGGCGAATTCATCAAGGACCTTCGTGAACACCTGGCGATCAAGGTTGACGCTGATGGCGGTGTGGATAAGCTGCAGGCAGATCTGAACATCGACGCTGTAATGAAGTTCCTGGATAAGCAGCGCAGGGATATATTCGACTATGGCTGCGGCGTTGATACGAAGGATCCTGATCTGGGGAATGCCTCTGGAACGGCCATCAATTTCAGGTATATGGATCTGGATGCCGACTGTAACGCGCTGGCCTTGGAAATGAAGGACGCTTTCCAACAGTTAAAGGTATTCATTGACACATACCTGCAGATCATCGGCAAGGGCGATTTTTCGAACGAAACCTTTGACATTATATTCAACACCGACATGCCGGTAAACGAAACTGATGTCATCAACAATGTGAAGGCTTCCCAGGGGATCATATCCAAAAGGACCGCGCTTGAAAATCATCCGTGGATCACTGATGTCGACGAAGAACTGGCCAGGATCGAAGAAGAAAAGAAACAGGCCATGGAGGAATTCGGAAGTGGGCTGTTTGATTCTGCCATGGAAACCGGCCAGAACATCAATGGCCAGGCAGGAGCGGAACCGGCGCCAGGACAGACAGGAAGCGCTGGTGATGAATAATGGCCGGGAAAGAATACTGGTTAAAAAGAGCGCTGCGGCGTGAAGCTGAATCATATCTTCGGGGCGCTGCCCTTTCCCTGAAACTGTTCAAGGAATATGAGAGGGCGGCCAGAGAGATCCGGAAGCAGATCAATGATTTTTATGCCAGGTACGCCAGCGAAAACGGCCTTTCCTATGAAGAAGCAGTCAAGGAACTGAACAGGAAAGAACGCCAGGAATGGAAGGGTACCATCGGCGACTATGTGAACCGGATCAACAACGAAACGGATCCCGAAGTCAAAGCTAGGCTAACTGCTGAACTGGACGCGCTTTCCTATTCCAGCCAGCAGTCGCGCCTGATGGCCATGGAAGCACAGATCCAAATGACGCTGAATGAACTGTATGCCCGCGGTGTTGCTGAAATGAAGGCAGAGTTCGGGGAAACCTTCAAGGAAGCATATTACAAGAAGGTTTATGACATCCAGCAGCGCGTCGGTTTTGCGCGTGAATTCGCAAAGGTGAACACCAGGATGGTCGAGGATGTCGTTTCATATCCTTGGAGTGGATCGAACTTTTCTGAAAGGCTGTGGAAGAATAACCAGGCCCTGATCTTCAATGTCCGTGAGATAATCACACAGGGATTCATCCGGGGAACCGGCATTTCGGAAATGTCAAAGCAGCTTTCCGAAAAGATGGGCCAGTCATTCAAGAATGCTGAACGCCTGGTGAGGACTGAAACGAATTACTTCCACAACGAAGCTGAAAAGCGCGCTTATAAGGCGGCAGGCGTCAAGGAATATGAATTCGTGGCCACGCTGGACAGCAGGACCAGCACCATATGCCAGGAACTTGATGGGAAGCACTTCAAGCTGGAAGACGCAAAGGTCGGCGAAAACTTCCCGCCTATGCACCCACACTGCAGGTCAACAACCATCGAATACGATCCGGAAGACGCCCTGGACTGGTACAATTCAGGTGAACCAATGCCGCATAATATGACATATGAGGAATGGAAAGAAAAATATGTCGGCAAGGATGATGTTGTGGACGATCCTGGCGATGATCAGGATCCAGGAAGCAGCACCGGCCCGAAGACGAAATCCGTTCCTGGTGGCAAGCAGCCGAAGCTGGTCGGAGCGAAGCCGGATCCGGTACCGGATGTTGAACCGGAACCTGAACCCGAACCTGCGCCGGTGTTTGAACCTGCAAAGACAAGAGAAGAAGCCCAGAAATGGGTTTATGAAAAAATGAATATACAGGCCGATTATTCGAAGTATAATATAGATGTGGCCAATGCAGTGAACCAGGAGATATCGAAAGCCACGGAATTATTCGGGGAACTTACGCACCTGAAATCTGTCGGGACCTTCCCGAAGGGTTATTCTACAAGCTGGAAAGGTGCATATGTTGAATCGAAAAAGTCATTGTGGCTGCGCAATGTGTCCCAGAAGGATTCACTTGAAAAGCTGGGCGCAATAGCAAAACAGCAGCACATGATCGGCTTCTGGTCCACACCTTCGGAAATGCACACTATAAGGCACGAAATCGGCCATGCAGTCGCAGCGACTATCAGGGCAAGGAATACACCTGAAAGCATTGCCGCGATGAAACAGATCGACGATCTACGAAGGAAGATCCAGGCTGATGTATTAAAGGCAAAGGCAGGAACGAACGGATATATCCCGTATTTATCAAAGTACGGGTTCACGAATACAAGTGAATTCATCGCTGAATGTATTGCTGAATACATGAACGGAAGCCCGCGCGAAACTGCCAGAACAGTGGTCAATATCCTTCGCGGTATAATATAAAGGGGTGGTTAAATTGCTTGACCTATCTGAATTCGATAAATACCTGATCCCGACAGAAGACGGGATGAAGATTGATCCTGACGCGCCAGAGGACGTCATAAAGAAGATCCAGGACCTGGACAAAGAATATTTTGACGTCTATGGCCAACACCTTATAACTTAATAAAATTCTGATGAAAAGGACGCTGTAAAAGGCGTCTTTTTTCATACAATTCGGGGCGCCGTGTCCCTGACCAACACGGTCCGCAAAGCGTGTGGAAGTCACGTTAAATACAGCGGGGAAAGGAGAAAACATGATACACGAATCAATCAGAAAACTACTGGGTGAGGACCTGGCCAAACAGGTCGAAGAAGCTGTCAAAGGCAAAGGCAAGGACGGAAAGGACATTGACATCGTCTGTGGGAATGACGGAAGTTATGTTCCGGCCGATAAGCACGAAGCCATCAAGGCCCAGCAAATCAGCGCTGAAAATGCGTTGAAAGCTGCAGCAGACGCATTGAAGGCAATCGGTGGTTCCGGGGATCCTGCAAAGATCGCCGATGATGTGAAGGCTGCGCAGACAAAGATCGCGGATCTTCAAAACACACACAAGGCTGAAATTGCAAAGATCCAGAAGACCACTGCATTAAAGCTGGCCCTGGGTGACAGCGTTTATGATCCTGATGACATCATCAGAGATCTGAAACTGGACACGGTTGAGGTTGACGAAGCTGGGAACCTGAAAACCAACATCGAAGACATGATCAAACCCATCCGTGAAAAGAAACCCTATCTGTTTAAGCAGCAGCAGAGCCAGGCGCCCGATCTGAAAGGCGCTAAACCTGCAGAACCTGGCGCACAGCCAACACCAAACACACCGGCAGGACCGGTAATATTTTAATCTAACAGGAAAGGAAAGTGATTTTTAATGGCAAGAACAAAGGCGATTAGTCTTATTCAGTCCGGTGAACTCAAAGCCGATCTGAAAGAAATCTATGGTTACGTCGTGAAGAACGTGCAGAAGGCAGCCCTTTCTGCTGGCCTGAAATCCCAGGCCTACACTGGAAACCCTGCAACCGGTTCCGTTGAATTCAAGAGGTTCGCGAACAGCGCTTCAAAAGATTACGGTACCGCAAGAGCAGCAGGCGCAGGCGATAAGCTGAAAGCACCGCCTATCACAGTAAACCTTAACGTCCACAAGGAAATCGTGGAGGAAGTGGCAAAGTTCGATCTTGACACTTTCGGCGTTGGAAACATCCTTGCAAGACGTGCTGACAACCATGTTGACACCATGGCTGCAGAACTTGACGTGGCTTTCTTCAATGCTGCATTTGCTGCAGGTACCGCTTTCACAACCAGCGAAACCGACTTGGAGGAAATCCTGGAAGCATACATCCAGACACTTGAAACCGTGAAAAATGACTATGTTCGCGGTGTAAACAGAAGCCAGATGGTTATGGTATGCAGCCCGAAATTCTATGGCAAGATCAGAAACCTTCTGGACAGCAAGCCGAACGGCAGCGATACAGCTTCCGAGAACTTCGGAATGTTCCATGGTGTTCGCATTTATTCTTCTGTGAACATTCCTACAGGCCAGAATGCAGTTCTTATGATCGATGAAGCTATTGCACAGCCCGTCGTATCCTATCCATACACCGAACCTGAAAAGATCCCGCTTTCAAACGACTTCGCTGTATCCCTGTTCTATGACTACGGGACCACAGTGTTGACGCCTGACCTGGTGTTCACATACGCCGAAGCGGGGGTGTAATGGATGAAGTTCAGAAGGAAGCATGATAATGTCATCCTGGAACCCAGATCCGAAATTGTTGTTGAACAGCTTCGCAAGAATCCGGAGTATGAGGAAGTAAAAGAGGACCAGGAGAAGGCAGACACCAGCAAGACCGGCAAGGCAAAAGGTGATAAGAGCAAATAATCCGGAAGGTGGTGGCTGGTTATGCTTGAAAAAATGAAGCTGTTGCTGGGTATAACCGGCAATGAGAAGGACGGCCTTCTGCAGTTCGTCCTGGACACCGTCACGGATATGGTGAAGAACTATTGCCACATGTCCATCGACGAAGCCATCCCGGCCCAGCTTGAAAATGTTGTGGTCCGGATGGCCGTCGATATGTGGCGGGCGGAAGGTTACGGCAATGAAACAAACGGTAACGCGGAAGTAACGTCAGTGAAACGCGGTGATGTTACAACATCATTCAGGCCGGTCGGTGGTGATTTTAACGCAAATACAGGGGCCGGTGGTGCGGACTTCATAAAGGCATATACAAAGCAGTTAAACGCATTCAGGAAAGTGGGGTGGTGATATGTTCGGAAACCCTGCTGCTGAACGCGCTGCCCTTGAAATGACCTATGAAGACACCTGCACCATTTACCGCATGGAAGAAGTCACTGGAAGCAATAAGATCACAAAGGCGGAAAGGGTACCGGTGGCCGAAAACGTCATCTGTTCCCTTTCCTCCATGCAGATCAGGCCATCAGAGCAGACAGCAGCACAGAATGACATTGAATACACGGTGAAGCTGTTCCTGGGACCGGAAATAAATATCCGCCCAGGTGATCAGATCGACGTGAAACGGTTCGGACGTGTAAACCCAGCAAGCGAAACCGTTTTGAAGTATGAAAGCACCGGCCAGCCTATGATCTACGCCACACACCAGGAAGTCATGGTGAAGGGTCGTGATATCGCGTGAGTGCTGATTTTAGAGATCTGATAAAATGGCGCGATAACATGGCCAATACCGCCGCGGAAATGGACCAGATCATGGATGAACTTGTGGTCGGTGAAGGCGTTTATGCGGTAAAACAAGCGAAGCTGATCTGCAAGAATGATGTTCCGGATATCGTCGGCAGCGGCGACTACAGAAACAACTGGCACAGCAGCGACAAAGCGATCCGGAATGGCCGCAGCTTTAAGGTTGACGTGTTCAATAATTTAAGCTATGCGAAACACCTTGAATATGGCTTCCGTTCACACTTCGTTCCCGGCCACTGGGAAGGAAACACCTTCGTATATCAGCGGGACGATCCGGAAGGCGGAATGTATGTCGGGCCATATAAAGGTTTTGTTCGCGGCCGCTTCGTGCTTCGCAGAGCAATAAAGCGAAC